CTATTCAAATTTTGAACCTGATGTGTACTCGAATGGAATAAATTCATTGGTTGCAATTTTAGCCATCGGAATATCATTGATAACTTTGAATCCAGCGGTCTTAAAGGATTTACCAGTGCTGACAGATGCGTTCTGTACTCGGTTTCCATTACTATCAAAGACAGGTGCCGGTGAATAGCCCGTATATTTAACGATGATAAAATCTTTAAACTCTGTTTTTGATAGTGGCACAAAAATATTTGTTGCAATTTTATAATGTGGTTCGTTATTGATCATTACAATATCTGAACTCTTCCAAGTTGAACCAGCCTCATAAGCTTCAGGTCGTTCAATTCCTAATCTATCTACTGGATGAGTTTGTTCCGTCAATTTGATGACATTTTCTACTTTTGGTTTTTCAGGTTCAATTGTAGGCTGTGTGACTGCTTCAGTTTTAGCTGGTTGCTTATCAAAGATTCCCCAGTCATAACTCATATCTTGAGAACCACCTCCCCAGCTTGATGTGTATTGCCAAGCGACAATATTACCTCTTGCTCCACAATCGCTTGATCCGTAACTAGCTACCCAAGTCGGGTACTTATTAGCATTTAAGATACCTTGGTTGAACCAACTAGCCATACTGTATTGAAATACATTTGTATAGCCTTGTGCTTCAAGGTAATTAATGAAAGTATCGACATAACTTCCTACATTATTAGCATCCAATGATGGATCTTCAACATCAACACATAGTGGCGTATCCTTTCCAAAACCAAGTTTAATTACTGATTGCTCGAAGAATTTAGCTTCATTGATCGAATCGGCAACACTTGAAGCTAGAAAATAATGATAGAAACCAACATTCATTCCAGCTGCTAAAGCATTTTTTGCTTGGTTGATTGATTTAGGATTGAGGTAGTTATCTCCATCAGGGCTGCCTTGTGTGGTTTTAATTAGAACGCTAGCCACACCTGCATTAACTAATCCTTGAAAGAAGCCTAAATCGTCACGTTGAAAGCTAGACACGTCCGCAAAATATTTAGTCATACTAGTTCCTCCTTGTATTATTTTCTTGATTATACTTAGGTGTTTTCACTTCAGTTAAATCATCACTAATGGTACTTTTTGCTGAGGAATCGTATCCCCCAAGTGATCCCTTTACTCCAGCATATAAACCGGAAGTAAATCCACCTACCAATAATCCGGCAATTGTAGCTCTCCCTATATCTTCATGGAAAATAAGTGCAACTAATATACCGGCAATTATTCCAAAGATCATCGATGCAAATGGTAAATATTTACTCTCTAAAGGCGTTGCTACCTTAGTTAAGGCAGTGAATCCCATAGAACAGATAAGAATCAAAACTGTTAATCCTGCATTATCTATTAAATTTAAGCTTTTAATTATCTCCATCATGTTTACCCTTCTTATTGTTTTCCTTTAAAAAAGGCTAGCCAAACGGCCAGCCAGAACTTGACACTCAGTAATCGTACTTTCCAATTAATCTTCATCATCATTATCTCCTTTGATGAGTGCCTTCAACTTGCACTTATTCAATTGTTTACCCCCTAATTTAATACGTCTTCTGGTGCCGGTGTCCAAGGTGTAGTAGTGGTGCCCACCTCAATCTTAGGCTGATAAAAATATAAGAAGGTTCCTTTAGTGAAATCAAAAACGGCACCTAAGTTGGCAAGGTCAAATGCCCTAATATTGTCAGTGCTACTAGCAGGCCACGTATACGTGCTCGTTATTCTGTATACGTTTTTGCTAATGCTTGAAATATCATCTTTACCATTTGTATTATGTCCATACGTTGTAGTAAACCAGCTCACTTGCACAGCTTCCCCAGTTAAAGGAGCATCAGTGCTCACATAAATAGACTGTGTATAGAAAATTCCAGGAGTAGCACGAAGGTAAAAGGCAGGGTTTTGAGGCGTTATTTCCCTTGGTGAGACCGTTGCAGGTAAAGATATTTCCGTGCGTTTTTTATCCGCATTCCATACAGTATTCAGTGTTCCATACCACATAGTGAATGGGCCACTTGTCCCTGCCACCAAGTTTCTACCATAAACTTGTTTGTCGTTGCTGAACACCTTGTCTACTGGCGTGCCATTAACAACGCACGCTCTACCATTAATCGTTGTCATTTTAATCACCCCTCAATAAAATAGACACCAGACTTGTCAGTCAATGCGTCATAATCAGCTTGTGATATGACATTGATGACGGCAACTTCACCTTTGTCGCCCTTGTCACCTTTGTCACCCTTGTCACCCTTAGGTCCTTGTGGTCCAATATCGCCTTTGTCACCCTTAGGACCAGTTTTAGCAACCGTTAAAGCATCTATTTTAGCCTTTAAGTCTGAAATTGATTGAGCTACTTTTGCTTGCTGGTCAGCTGTGAAACTAGCGTTGGCTGCAATAATTTGCTTTTGAACGTCATCTAAAAAAGAATTAACGGGAGCTAATTGTGCCTTGATATCCGCAATTGTTTTATTTAATTCATCGCTGTTATTTTCCAAATCTAATTTTTTAGCAGCTAAATCAGCAACGATATTCTCGACATTTTCTTTAGCAGCATCTATGGTTGGTTGATATTGAGCCTTGGCATCACTCAAAGCCTTATCCATAAGCAACTTGAATTCATCTGGAATGTCTAATCCATCAATTTGAGATTTCATTTGTTGGATTTTTCCGAGCCAGTCTGCTTCGGCAGATTCCAAAAACTTATTAATGCTCTCAAGACCCGGAATGTAGTTGACTGAAGTATCATCAAGCTGTGCGCTAGGGATAATTGAGATATCAAATCCATTTGTGGTCACCTCGTTATTGATCACAAAATAAGCATCTTGAATCTTACCAACAGACTCAGTTAAATGCTTACTTACAGAATAACTGATCACGCTACCATTAACATTTGCTGGGTCATTAGAAACAATTGTCCCATCGGGTTTTTTGGCTACAAAGGTAGCAAAATCAATTTGTAAGGTTTCGTCTCCCCCATTTAAGATAGTTGCTTCAATAGTCACATCACTTTCACCTTGACGCAGAATAATTGGTTCATTATTGATCACAGCATCTTTACGAATATCGAGGCTAATATTTGCTATTTTTGTCATTTTTATCACTCACACCATCCTTTCCTGAAGTATCATAAATTAATCCTAGTGATCCAGCTATAACCAGCAACGTATTTACAATAGCCACAATCTGATTAATTTCATCGCTAGTAATTTCCCAACCAAATAAATGGCCAACTTGCTGGATTAATACCAAAACTAAGGAAGTCATGGATAACCACCAAGTTTTATTTTGATTTTTAATCGTTAATTTATTTTTCATTATTTATTCCTATTCCTATCCTATCTTCAACACGAATCAATCTTTTTTCATGATCCTTAAATATTTCTGTTAGGGTTTGATTATCATTCTTTGTTTCATCTTTAAAAGATTTAAATTGATTAGATAAATTCTTAATATCTGACCTTAATGGCTTAATAATTAATACGTTTACAAACCAAGCTAGTGCACCAATAAATATTGAAAAAAGTGAAAACAATGATAACCACTCTTCTAAGGAATACCCCATTATGATATGTGGTGGCATAAATTACCTTCTTCCCACAAAAAACTAGCCAAATGGCTAGCCTTCTTTGTTGTAATCTTGTCCTGTAATTGTCTTATATTGATCTGCATCAATATTCCCAATACCTACAAAGTAGGCAACTCCTTTATTGTCATATCCATTAATTGAATACATAAACTTGATAAATTCAAACATTATTTAGTACCTCCGTCTGTTGCTGTATTTTGTGCTGCTACTTGTTTTCCTAAAAGTGCTAATCCTGCAATAGCATTATCGGCCTTTTGATCAGCTGTATTGGCTGTTGCTATTGCCACCCCAACATTTTTACCTAGTAATGCATCAGCTTGAGTTTTCTCCTCGTCTGGTGTCATACCCGTTGAAACGTGAACTAATTTATTATCGGATTCGCGAATTGTCCACAAATACGATTCAGCACTAGAAAAGGCTGGATCACTATCAACTAGTACCCAACCTTTATCTTTAAATAATTTGACTTGTAATTCTGCACCTAGTTCATTAGTCGTTACTGTACCAACGATATTTCTATTATCGTCTAATTGAACTGCTATTTTCATATTCTGCCTCCTTAATTTTTATATGTAGTTACTTTAGTTGTTTTAACTGTGAAGCCAGGATATGTGCCACCACTATTATTTCCCTTTGCATCTTTTGATGTAAGACTAAAGGAAATCGTTAAATCAATAACCGAATTTTCTTTAATGTCAACATATGCATCATCAATTTTTGACAGATAATACGACATGCTCCCTTTATAAACATCTTCTTTAGAAGAAACCCAAGTGTCACGGTTTGATTCAATTTTAGTTTCAAGACTTAACTCAGTCGTTACATTTTTAATATCTAATTTATATCTATTTCCAATGATTAATTCTTCTTTAGGAATAGTAATTTTTGAAATATCAAATGGTGCTAAATCAAATCTATAACCAAAACCATTGCCCGGCAATCCTAGTGTATACGGCCCTGTAGCGTAATTGTCGGTAGTTACTTGTAACCCGTCCATTGAGTTATCAAATCCTTTTGTTAATCCTGCTAAAACAATATCTCCACTTGCACTTCCTGCAAACAAATTCACACTGGGTGGTAGTTGTGCCACAGCTGACTGAACTGAAAATGTGGCAATTATATCAACAATATAATCATAATTAGCACCCGTTGCACCAGATGTATTTCCATCATTAACATATCCTTGAATATGTTTGATAGTCAGTGTTTTGTCAGTATTGTAAGCCAATTGAATTTCTGGAGACTTAATATTGTCTCCATTTAGATTTTCACCCACACCGTTTATTGGAATAGATAGACTCTTACCGACTACTAAACCTTCAGATTTAACATAGTTTGGATATGAAGCAGTAGTGGTAAAGTAACCATCTTTTGGAGTATTACTTGGATCATAATTCAAATCAAGTGTACTTACTGCTCCTTTGGTTCCAGCAGTCATGACGGTCTTTTGAATATGGCCCAAAATTGTAAGCCCTGTATATTGCCCAAAGGGTTTTAATCCAGGGTCATCATTAAATGTGACAATAGTATCTTTTGTAGGATCATCAATTCCCGACCATTCCAAATTTCTTTCAGTAATTTCACCATCTGCTAATGATCCAGCGTAATAATTATCTCCAAAAGTCGGATGACCTGGGTTGTCTGGATCTGTATTGCCACCATTATTGTTTGATGAGGAGCCAAACCATTTTGATTCTAGAGAAATATAATTAGTTTTCAAATCTGTTTTTGCAGTGTGTGTTGTATTCCCTTTATCATCAATTATTTTAACTCCAACAGGCATCATGTTATTACGATTTCTCGATTCATTATCAATCACATTTACCATTAATTTGCCTCCAATTCTGATAATATATATTGCCAATGCTTTTCAATATCAGGATCAACTTGACCAATATCAAAATCACTATTTAAAGCTGTTTGAATAGCCTTAGTAAAATCGTTGTTTTTGATAGCCTCTTCAATAACAGACATGCGGTTGTTGTAGTCAGATAACTTTGCCAAAACAATATCATCTAAATTTTGAATATTATTCATAATCAAATCTGTATATGACTTTTGAAGCTGTCCTAACTCATATAGGGCTCTTTCACCCTCACCCCAATATTCCTTATGAGGAAGTTCATCAGGATAATAATTACTATCTTCTAAAATTCGCACATTGAAAAATAAAGTTTTAACAACATTTAAATTCTTATCTCTAAATTTGAAATAGGCGTTTCGATAATCTCCTGCATGAATAGTTGCCTCTTTTGGTAATGAGAAACTAATCAAACCTGTAGTTGGATCTTTGGAATCAAAATTATCATCACTTGTAATTGGAATACCTGCTGGATCTGTTCCAACAAAATCTCCATGCCAATCTGTTAAATCGAATTTATTGCCATAATTCAATATCTGAACATCAATCTTGGAAAGGCCACCCTCACCTTGCTTAGCCAAAAGAATTGGCATAACCCGTTTTGTAATCTGTCGCATATAAACACTTTGAGGACTGTTCATATTGTTTTCGTCAGATGAATCTAATCTGTCTAAATAAAATGCTTCTTCTTTACCGATATCAAAAATTATAATTTGAGGAATTGGTAAATCTGTTGTTACATCCATATTTTTACTTCCTTTCTAAAATACTCCTGGTTTTTTAATCCCATTAGAAGTAGGATTTTCATTTTTTAAATGATCTATTTGTGACTGCAAGACACGTACTTTTTCGTCAATTTCTTCTTTTTTATAATATTGATCAGAAAACTTACTTAAAAATTCCGCCGTTTTAGCAGAAATAATTGTTTCAACAAACCCTTTAAAGTTGCTTAACGTATCTTTAAGCTTTGCAAAAAAATTTCTTTGATCAGTTTCATATTCATATAGTGAATTAATAGACTTTTGAATCTGATCGCTGTTGCTATTGAAAATGTCTTTAGAATTGCTATCAATAACACCATTCCATTTATCTAAATCAACGTTGTGCCAATAATTAGGTAAGTCAGGAACTGGTGGGAATACCGTTTCATCAGTTACAGCTTTAAAGTTATATACTTCTGAATCAGTAGTGCCATCAGAATTTTGTTTTGAAATAATTACTTTCTCACCATTATCAAAACTTAAAACTGCTGTCTTTCCATCTTTAGACTGCATACTCAAGCCTGGAAATTCTGAATCTACTACTCCGTCTGGTAAGTACAATTAATCACGCCCTTTCTTTTAATTCAGACATTTCACCGTCTGTAAATTCGTAATATTCGTTAGTTGTAATAATTTCTACAATTCCATTTTTTGAATCTATAAATGTTGCCCGTAGGTATCCTTTTGGGATATTTGCGGGTTTATTTAATGTATTTTCATCAAAATAAAAAGGACCCGAAGCATTAATTAACTTCATATCCTTAACATATGTTGCATAAGTATTATTTTGATTCATTAATTCTTTAATGTGATCGTCTAAATCAACCACGGCTAAATAATGCGTTTGTGGATAATAATATTTACCAGTTATTGGATCAGGAATCCTACGTATATCCTCCGTTATACCTCGCCTACTTTCTGTGTAATGAATGGACTTGCAATAACTCCATTTGATATTGAAATTGCTCCATTGTACCTAGCGTTTGCTAAAGAACTTTGAACTGATAATTCATAATCTGATAATGTTTGGGACGTATTATTTAATGTAACCTCATAAGTATTCGTATAACTTAACGGATTATATTTAATACTTACAACTGTGACCCAAGTAGTAAAATTTTCTGGTTCTATATCACAATAGACCATATCACCAATACTGAAAGTTTCTTTGCCTGAATAAGTTAGCGTAATGTCCACAGTTGGTTCTGTTTTCATTTGAGATAACGCATATTTTCTCATTTCTTCCGGATCTTCAATGTCATTGTTAGTGATTGGTGGCCCTGGTCGTTCTCCCCATTCTTGAATAGATTTTTCATCTCTAATAATAAAGGGCTGGAAGTAATCGGTCGAATGGTCGTCTTCTGCGTTGTCATCATCTGACTTTTTAACTTCTGTTGGCTCTACATCAGTATCACCAGTAAATATGAAATTATCAGAACAGACCCACTCATTTGTAGCCACACGATACCATGTCTTTCCCCCTGCGCCATCAGTGATTTCTCCGTTAATTCTCCATTGAGTACCATTAGCTAACTTTCGGCCCACTTCATGTTGTGGTGTCCATGGTGAATCGTAAATAATTGATTCAGTGGGTGTTACTTCCGATGGGCTAACATCTGTTTTGCCTGAAAAATCTAATTGATCTTGCATTACCCATTGATTAGTTCCAATTTGATACCAGGATTTACCTTGCGCTCCGTCTGAAACCGAAGCATTAATAAACCACTGTGTCCCAGGAGCAAGCGTGCCACCAGTCTTATTTTGAGGAGTAAATGGCGAATCGTAAACATAAACAATTGAGGAATCTTCTGTAGAATCACTCATTTGAATCATCACCGTCCTTAGAATCCGTATCAGCACTCTTATCAGTCTCTGGAGCCTTAACAGTTCCTTGCCCACTTACTGGTGTAATAGTGTGATCTTCTGGTTTCACGCTTCCATCTTTATCGAAATTAATATATTGAGAATCTACCCATTGATTAGCAGCAACCTCATAATAGGTTGTATCATTAACAACTTTTTTATTGTTAATAGACCATGTTGACCCATTGACCAAGTGATTAACTATTGAATCAGGTTTCAATGGATCACTCAACACAGGTGCACCACCACTCACCATAGTATTAACAGTACCAACAGCATTACCAACTGGTAGAACTTTGCCACCAGAAGTATCTTCCTTTAGTGCGTCTGTGGAAGTTTTGATTGTTCCCTGTCCTGTTACCTCGGTAATAATATGATTTTCTGGTTGTACGTCACCATTCTTATCAAATACGATGTACTTTTCATTGACCCAGCCGTTGGTTGATACACGGTACCAAGTTTCACCATTTGCTACTACCTTAGAATCCATTACCCATTTAGTACCATTAGGCAAATTCTGAACTGTGTGAGTGGGCTTATTAGGATCATCCACAACAGGAGCACCATTGGTTTCCATTGTGTTAATAGTTCCAATGGCTGTACCGATTGGAGATGTAACTGGTGCGTTAGCTTTGCCGTAAACCCTAGCAATATTTTGAATTTCTGTTGTATCAATGTTAGCTGTGAATGTGGGTGTGTTGTTAATGTATCTAAACGACCTATTAACCTTATGTTGCCAATCATTCATAGGAATTAAAGTAATATTTTTATTGTCTGCGACAACAACTAGATTAAATTTCTCAATACAATCATTCACACATTCAAGACCTGATTTTTCACCGTAATCTGTGAATGTTAATTTATCAGTTGTACCAGAAACTTTCCAAGTAAAACCATGATTACCGAGTTCGTTCTGATCAAAAACGAAGCTCATCAAATCGTTGGCTGAAAGTTTCTTAGTACCTTTGATTTTGTCATATTGATAAACATATTGGCAATCAAACCAGATGTGAGTTGCTGAAACAGTTCGTTTGAAGTCGTAGCCTTCATCGTCCTTTTCAGCCTGCTTGATACGATACTTTTGACCGTCAAATACAATGTAATTTTCATTTTGCAATAATTGATAACCAATAGAATTATCATTAGTTGCCGTGAAATCGATTTGATTGGTCTTGTTCATTTCTTCTGAATTTGATAATGAATCTCTATCAATACAAGTAAGTGTTTCATCATACTTGCCTTCTCTGTCTTGAACTCTATACTTTTTAAAATTGATCATAGATATATAAAAGGAAAATCAAACGTGACGGTACCACTAAAACCTGTCAAATTGAAATTGTTCCACCCTTTCTTTAAATTGATATGACCGTGATTGGTTTCTATTTCACAAGAATCACCATTAAGCAGTGGGTGCACACCTTTTAAAACCAGAGAATCGTTTGAAGAAATGTTTGAGTTCATTGAGAAAGTATTATTAGTAGTTGTGTTAGTTAAACTAGGACTACCAGAACCTTTAAAAGTAATATTTAATTCATGATTCTGTTCATACGGTTGGATATCGAAATCGGACGGATTAAATATTTTAAAAGTTCCTTGAGAGTGAGTGTAATTCAAATCAGTTGTTGAAAGATTCAAATTATTAGAAATCAAATCTTCCTTACTTGGATCAATTGGAAAATCCGTTGATCTAGCCACTGAATACATATAAGCACTAGGAATATCAAACTCTACTGAAAAAGTTTTATCATAAAATCCAACATCAGTATAGGAAAATGGTTTAGGGATTCCGTAGAAACAACGACCAATATCATAGCTTTGACGAACTCTCACTAAACCCCGATTGAAGAACTTATTATAAAATTCATGGAATCGGCTTTCTAAATCAGTTCCATCATCAACTCTTAGCAAAAAGTCGGCCTTTGCCGTGCGTGAGGTGTACAATACAGGACCAGTTTGGACTTGTCCGTCTACACCCGCATTAGTCTTTAGATTAGGAACTGTCTGCGGTGAACCAATCGTGAGTCTGGTAAATATCAATCCACGATAGTTACTTATTTCAAATTCATTCTGCCCATCAGATTTAATTAATAATGAGTTCTGTCTATAATGTCCATCTGATAATCTTTTAGACAAGTGCAGTACCTCCTTTAGCTTGGAATTTAGTCATTTTACGATTAGATAAACCAATTTTATCTAGAACGTTAGAAATGTCATTTAATGATGTACCGCCGTTTGAAACGTCAGAAGCCATTGAACCATCAGCAATTTTGCTCAATAATTTAACCATGACTTGTGTCATCATCAATTGTTGTTGTTGATTGCTTTCAACTCTGGCCGTATCAACCGATGCAGTCACATTAGAATCATCAGGACCACCAATTGTGTTCTTAGCTTGTTGTAAGATTTGAACAGCTCTCATTTTATTGTTCAAAGGAATCATAACTTCGGGACCAGCTTCTCCACCAATAATACTTGTTGGCTTATTAATAAAACCACCATCATACATTAGTCTTGGACCAGAAGGTCCACTAGCTGAACCACGCCATTCACCATATTTCCCGTTATAGCCCATACCCATATCAGAACGCCATGTGGCATCATTGAATAACGCTATTAGTTGATCTAATGGATTGTGGATATTAGTATGTCCTGGCATAGCATAGTTTAAAAATGTAGGTAGAATATACTGAAGAATACCAGTTGATGGATGACCTGCCTTAGCATTATCATCCCAATTATTAGTAACATTAGGATCGCCACCAGATTCATTAGCAATGATTCTTTCAATCATATCCACATTGAAATCGGTTATTTGCTGGTGCATATAAGCAGCAGCGGCTTTAATCATTGGACCATATGCTTTAGCTGGTCTAGCTCCACCAGCTCCACTAAAGTCCATATCAGCTAATGTCTTCTTAAACGGCTCTGCAATAGCCTTCAAGAAACCGTTTGAAATAGCATTTCCGAAACGACTAATAAACTCACTTCCATTAAAATTAGCCTTTTCAAAGTAAGGTTTCTTTAAAAATGGAACTGGGTCTTTTTTTAACTCGTCTAAATGTTCAAAGACATAATCAGTCATATCTTCGGAAGTTTTATTTGTGTCGCCCTTACCAGTTGCATGGTGTGGAAGGTTAGCTACCATTCCCATAAATTGCTCTGATAAATGATGTGGAAGGATTGCCGTGTCAGCTCCTAAATAGCGAACTTCTTCGCCTTTTAAGCCAACTGGATAAATTCCATTAGCTTTGTCATAAGCAAGCTCATATCCTTGCTCACCAACAACAGCTAAATTACCACCAGGAGTACCAGCAGTACCAACAGCATATTTTGCTAAATTCAGTGATTTACCACCAAAATCAGTAATGACTGAATTAATTCCGCCAATACCTTTATTAACTTCTGAAATGACCTTACTTAGTGATTTACTTGCAAGGCCAGGTAACGAATTGAAAGCAGTCTTAAATGTGCTTGTAACAGATTTTAACCATGAACTCCATTTATTTAAATAGTCGCTAGAAAAGCTAGTTTCCTTCTTAGAAATAGCATTCATTTTAGAGCTGTAATTATTTACAACTTTGGCTAATGCGTCCTTTTCCTCAGAGCCTGTATTAGCCCACACATCTTTCCAGGACTTATCAAAGTTAGTCTTGAATGATTTTAGGGCGTCCACAACATTATCCGTATCAGTCTTGAAATCTTTATCAAAGGTAACATTAGAGGTTGCCTTATTAGCTTCAGTTATTTGAGACTTTAGAATTTTACCAATGTTCTGATTATTTAAAGTCTTAGTTAAGTTTTGAATATCCTTATTCAAATTGGCAAATGGATCAGATTTACTATACGTTTTAGTAAATTTATTAAGTTCTTGAAAAGCCTTTTGAACGTCTCTAATTGGTTTAGCGAATTTAGTCCACGTCTTAGTATTGTCCTTAATACTGTCAGACATCTTATCAAACTGATTGTAGAGTTTGTCTTTCTTTAGTTGTTTGTATAAATCATCTAAATAATTAGAAAGTTTAGAATTTTTTAACGTGGTTTCTAAGTTCTTTAAATCTGTATTAAGACTTTCAAATGGATCTTTCTTCATAGACTTAGCAAATGAATTTAAAGTTTTAAACGACTTACTTACTTTTTCAATAGGCTTATCAAATTTATTCCATTCACTAGTATCCTTTTTAATACTTTTAGTCATACTATCTAGTGTGGATGAAAGTTTGTTATTCTTTAAATCCTTATTCATATCACTAAGATATTTCGAGATTTTTGAATTCTTAAGAGTCTTTTCTAATTTTGGTAAATCATCATTTAAAGAAGCAAAGGCATCTTTTTTTGACATAGACTTACTAAATGAAGTCAAAGTCTTAAAAGCATTTCCAATATCTTTGATAGGTTTAGCTAAGCTACTCCATTTTTTAGTTGAGCCTTGAATACTAGAGTCAATTTTAGAAAGTTCTTTGGCTGGACTATTGTTCTTTAAAAACTTCTTTAAACCTGAAAGTGCGTCTTCGTAATCTTTGATAGCTGGCACCATATCTTTAACATTCTTAATATCTGTTTTAGATACATGTGTCGTTGCTACGTCCTGAATTGCTTTAGCAGTGGAAGTCTTCTTAGGCTTTTTCTTATCATTCTCAATACGCTTGAGCTGTTGTTCGTATCTCTTAATATCTTTATCATTTTGATCCAAAGCATCTTTACTAACGGAGGAATGAAACCAATTATATTCTCGCTTATTTGCCTTAGATTGATCCTGAGCTTCTTTCAAACGTTTCTTAATATCTGATTCAGAACCCTTAGTAGATGTATTTCCATGATCAAGATAGTTGCTAATACCTGGTCCAACATTTTTACCAATTAGATCCCCAAGCTGTGCTCCTAGAACCGCTGCTTCTGGTCCCAAAAGAATTCCTGCAATACCTGCACCTAAAGCTGAACCAATACCTCCACCGATATTTTTAGCTTTATCAGTAGGATTTTTAGCTTTAATGGCACCAATAATATCAAATCCGACTTGTACTGCACTCATACCGATGGAAATTTTTCCCATCATCGAACCACCAAGCGAACTTAATCTACTACTAATTGAACTGCTTCCGGCTTTTGATTCAATGCCCTTAGCTAAATTCTCACCTGATTGTTCGACAATTTCACTGGCAGCAGTTTCAATATTTGAATGAACTAGTTTATCTTTCAAACCTTTAAAGGCATCAGTAACATCATTGATTTTAACTGCAAAATTAGCTACTTTATCAGCTACCCAAATACCAGCTAACAAGCCGCCAATAGTTTTGAGAGCTTGTTCATGTTTAGCAATACCAGACACAAATTGATTCAAAATTTTTAGTGGGTCTTCGGCCTTTTTACCATTGGTATGAACTAAATTAAATGCCTTACCGATTCCCTTGATAATTCCATAAAACGTATCCCAAGCACCCTTGGCTATATCTTTAACAATTGTTCCTAAAGAACCTGTAATACCTTTTAAGTCATCAGAATGTTTGCCTAAGTAAGTAAAGAAAACAGCTACATTGTCAGTTAAGTTACCTACCCATTTGCCAACACCTTTTACAGCATTTTCAAACTCTTTGGTACCTGCTGCTTTAGCTAACTTGTCGCCTATTTCTGTAATAGCCGGCAATGCGGCACTTGAAATTGTCATAGTAATAGCATTAACAGATTGCTTTAATCTATCTAATGCAACTTTACCTGTTTCACTATTCTTTTTAGATAGCTTTCCAACGTAATCATTTTTAGCAGAATCAGCAACCTTTTGATTCAATTCACCAAGTTGCTTAGCATTTTCAGCCAAGATTAAACCGGCTTGTTGACCTGTTGTACCAAATAAATCATGGAAAATATCGGTTTGCTTGTTCTTACCCATACCTTGCATTTTGTCATGTAATAGACTGAAAATGTCAGTCATGGATTTCATATTACCTTTGTTATCAGTAAAGTCTTTTGTAATTAATCCTAATTCTTGAAGTGCAGAAGCACCTGTTTTAGTTGGCGAAATCAAACTATTAATTGTTTTTCGCAGACCTGTACCAGCCTTGTCTGCTTCCAGTCCATTATTACTTAAGATACCCATTGCACTAGAAGTTTCAGATAAACTAAATCCAGCTTGATGAGCAGTTGAGCCAACATATGACATACCAACACCCAAGTCACTAAATCCTGTGGCTGTCATATCGGCTGCATATGCTAAATCATTAACAGCGATTTTAGTATTCTTAACCATTCCTGCTGTAGAATTAGTACGCATACCGAATGCTTCAAGCGTTTGAGATGAGACTTTAACAACATCTTTAAAATCATCACCAGAAGCAACAGAAGCCTGTAATTCAGACTTCATAGCACCCAATGCTTGTTTGGTGTCATATCCACGCTTGATTAAGTCTTCGTAGCCATCTGCAATTTCTTGTTGAGATTTACCATACTTTAAAGCGTATTTTTGACCGTCTTCTTGCATTCTAGATACGTTCTTAGTAGCTTCCGCTACCTTTTCGCCACCCGTTTCAGCCAGGTTAGTAATCTGTTTGTAGCTATTTTCAAGTTCAACAGATTTTTTAGCACCACTAACGAACATAGCAGTAACTGCTGCACCCGCTATACCTGCTGTCATAGCCATATTCTTCATATGACTTATACTATTTTTAATACTGCTATTCATATTGCCAATAGCAGTTTTAGAAGTAGCAGCCGCTTGCCTAATACCAGTGAAATGTGTACCCATTCCACCTAACTCACTGCCTAACTCACGATAGCGAGTACGACTTTTAGCAATTTCAGTACCAAGTTCATTAACACGTTTAGTCTGTGTAGCATATTCCTTAGATGTTTCACCAGATTCTTTTTTAACACGTTCTAGCTCGCTTGATTCCTTTGAATACAGAGAGTTTAGCTCTTGAATACGTGCTTTCAGTGCCGTTCTTTCGGTCGCCGATGCCTTAATTTCTTTACCTTCAGCTTTGTAACGCTCAACAAGTGATTGAGAAATGTTCTTAGCATTTTCCATTGCTTGTTTTTGGTCTTTAATACCAGTCGTATACAAGTTCAAAGTAGATTTAGCACGTTCTTGTTGCATAACCATGTTATTTAATTGACGTGTAGCCGTATTGACCTGATTAGTATATTGACTAAACTTCTGACTACCTTCTGTAGTAGTTCTATCGAGGTTGCTCATTTCAGACTTTAATCGATTAAGATAATTAGTCTGTCCTTCAATAGCTCGCCCTAATCCTTCGGCCTTTGCTTGATACGCTGATTGATAATCACCGTTAGCTCGTTGGACTTGCTCATTAATCTTCCACTCAGACGTTAATGCTTTGACTTGATTTCTTAGAGACTGGAGGGAGCCTTCAGCTTGAATTGAATCAATATGGATACCTGTATTCAGTTCCATATCTTTTGCCATTTATATTTATCCTCCTTTCTCTAAAATTGAGGAAACACCACCCGTTTTAATAAAGCCGGTCAAACTCATAGGACCAACAGAATTATTAGGGTTATTAGATTCACGTTTATCGTCTAAAATTTCTGCAAGTACAAAAAATGGCTGGGATTCGACTGTTTCTAGGTCCCAACCTGTTTCTTGCATAATTTGTTTTTCATAATTTAAAAAATCTTGATAAACAGTAAATGGATCTACTTGTTCCTCTTGCGTGGTTTTTTTGGGTCAATATCCTCATCATCCGAAGTGACACCGTGAGCAATTCGGCCTGCCAAAGCACCTGTTTCTGATGTAGTCATGTCGTCAAGCATTGATACTTGCTTAGGAGTCAATTTCAAAATTTCCTTAATAAAATTAACTGGAACATTTTGTAAATCTAATGCAGCTTTAGAAGCTGTATCGAAGCTGTTCATAATTTGCTCAGCAACTTCACGTTCCCCTAAATCTTTAGTTTCGATGTTGTCTGTTTCATCAGCTACAGCCATCATATTTTTGTTCTTATTACTTAAATTTGTGTAATATGCGTAAGAAAGTCTCAAATTTTTGTTACTTTTCTTGACCGTAAAGCGACGGCCGAACGCATTGATGTATACGAATTCTTTAGACATTGATTAATCTTTCCCTTCTATTTTCCTATTTAAGCGGTTGGTGTACCTGAAACCTTTGGATCAGAAGTGGTGCTACCTGAAACGCTTGGAGTAGAAGCAGCACCATCTGTTGTTAGTGGAATACCAAAGATTTTTGTTTCCCACTTGCTTGCATCGTAATTTTTTTCGTCTTCCAAAGCTTCAAAGTATGCGAATCCATCAGAATCACGATCAGTAGCACTAAATGTAAGTTGTTCTTGATCATAAACAGTTGTGTTTGTGTTTGTTTTTGGAGCAACAGTAGTAAGGTGGAATGTTCCTTTAACTAAAGCTAAATGAGCACCCACACTTTCATCTGTTGCGTCATGTGAAATCATTTCAAAAACACAATATGGTGATTCTGTTTTCTTACCGATACCTGAAATACCGCCATCGAAAGTTGCCATTCCTAAAATCTTTTGTCTAATCTCTTGTGGAATTGCGTTAGCAATAAATGCTACTGAAATAGCACCATGTCCCTTAGAACCTGCTTTCCATTCTTGATCAGACCCATAAATGGGTGTGATAGTTGGTGATAAATTTGAAATTGTTGCACTAACTACTGAACCCTTTTCTTTGGGTTCAATTGTAAAAATATTTTCCTTGTCAATTGTTTCAGTATTATCGGTATAGATACCGATACGTGCTGATTCAAAACCTGATAATGCCATTTAAATGACCTCCGTTTTTTCGTATTTCATGGTTCTAGTCAAAAAGCCCGTAACTGGATCAACGTCCGGATATGAGTCGTATTGATAGAACCGATTTTTTTCTAATTCTTGATTAATGATTGATTCTGTAATATCTGGGATAGTATCTCCACGATAGAAAATCTGTATTTCTATCCTGCTATCTTTAGTGGTAGAAATATCACTAGCTCGACCTGAATAGATACTGTCAATTTCAGATATAAGAATCGTTGTTTCGTCAACTTCTGTGTAATCTTGGGGAATATTTTGGGTAAAAAAATAGGACGGGTTAATTTTCAACTCATCCGATCTTTTTAATAAAATATTTTTAACATCTTTTGAAATCATGCTAGTCTCCTAACATTTCTTTATATTTTCTAACCTCTGCTGCTAAAACTAAAGCTTTCGTTTCATTTATAGTTCGTTCTTGAAAGTGTAATCCCGATATATATTTAGTGGTGTGTTCACTGGCACCTTTACCACCATGAGCCATATAGCCGTCATTGAGAAGTCTAGCTACATAACCCATATGACCAGGAGTATTCTTGAATCCTACATAAGTGGCACCGTCAGCGCCCTTATATTTAAGACTGATGTCATCTGCTAACTTTATGTTTGATCTACGTGTATAAGGTCCTTTATGCAAACTATCATTCAAGTTATTCTTAAGGCTCTCTTTATAAACTTCTGCTCCCGCTTTAGTCATAGCTTTCTTTTGACTAGGAGTTAGAGATAAATTAGATAATTCCCTGTCTAACTTTTCAAGACCTTCAAGAAATTCCAATTTTATCTATCTTCTTTAGAGTTATTAAGTCAAACGAACGTGGTGAATCGTCAAAGTCGGGGGAACTACCAACTAATTGATACAACTGGTCCTTAAAACGTGCGTATTTAACACCTTTTAAATTATCAGACTGATGTCTAATAATTAACACCAAATCAAATGTATTCGGTGAACCCAAAAGAGTGATCTGTTGTGTCATTGACATTGTATAGATACCGCACCAAAGACTTTTAATTTCTTTAAAATCAGGTCTATTAGTTCCTTGTGGAGTTTCTACGAATCCTGCTTTACCTAAACTAACTCGATACTTCAATCTACTAGGATTGATGTTCTGAACCATTAGCCTCACGTCTTTCTTTTTCTCTCAAATATTTACCTCGTAATTGAGCAATAATTGAATTACCAGTCATATCAACTGTATTGACACGTCCAGTCATACCAGATGATCTAAAAGTATAATAATAACTCGCCAATGAAATCACAGCGATTTCATACGATTGTTTAACATTGTCAAGCTCGTAGAAACCTTTCATCAAACCGTCATCACCACCAATTGCACCTTTAACATAACTTTCAGCAGCGATTAAATTGCGATTTAGAATCGTATCGTCTTCTTCGTCGGAATCAAGTCTTAAACTTAATTTCAAGTCACTTAATAATGAATCGTCCATAATTACTTACCAACATTAGAAGTATCAGCAGCAGTGGCAGTCTTAGTATCAACAGTTAAGAAGTAGCCAGCGTTTTCATCTGCCTTAACAATGTCATAACGAGTACCAACTTGAAGGTATTGACCATAGACAGTATCATCAACCCATCTAGCAGTAATTTGTGCACGATCGGCATAGAAAATGGCACGGTTCAAGTCGCCAATAAATGCGTGAGCATCGCCCTTAACACCAAACAAGCCATCATCAATCTTAAATACCGGAATACCAAAAATAGATGTACCAGAAGCAGATTTAACATCAGTTTGTAATAGGTAACGACCATTTCCGTCTTTTAAAGTATCTAGCCATTGATAGAATGAACCTGTTGCAACGATTGAACGATTATATGCTTGATCTAAGTCAACATTGTTAATGTGTTTAATGTCATCAAGTGTCTTAACAGTTAGTGGTTTAAATGATTCAAAGATTGCTGCAATATCAGCATTAGTCGTATTGATCTTTTGTTCATTAGCGTCATTTACTAGGAATGGAATCAAATCAACAGCTGAATCATCGATACTTTCTTGTGAAACTGGTTCGGCACCACGTCTGGTTTGAACTTTGTAACTAATTTCTGTGAAATTTGGTTTGGCTAGTTCAGGGTTCTTTTCCAATTCAGCAACTGTATTTAATTTAGCGGTAGCCTTTTTACGAATTGGATAACTACCAGTAGCAGTAGTAACTGATTTATGATTTACGAATCTACCTAAATCTACAACAGTTTTAACTTCATCTTGAGGGATGTAAGAGATTGATGTAGGAATTGTTGGATTAACATCAGCGGATTTAATACCATCTAGTGCATCACGTGTTAATTCTTTAGGAATAATTAAATCCTTGTCCTTGCCTTCTGTAAATTGAAGTTTATCTGAACGAATAGTACCGCCAGAATGTAGATAATCATTGATTGCTGAACGCATTTCCTTCAATGGATTTTTATCTTCATTAACCTTAGTACGCTTGTCGCCTTGTTGTGGAAACTTCTTTGAACGATCTTCCTTGTCGTCATCTTCTAATTCATCCAATTCATCGAATAAATCCTTAAGACCTTGAGTTTGTTTGAAACTTCTCGTAAGTTCCTTAAGTTCATTGACCTTTTTGTCCTTATCTTCTTGTGAATTATCCTTAGAACGAATAAATTCTTGAGCTTCTTTAATTTGTTTTTGAAGTTCTTCTTTTGTCATATAATTCTGTCTCCATTCTTAAAAGCTCCAATTCGTTATTTAAATTGGAATCTTCTTTCTTATTTTTTTTGCTCTCAAATTCTGAAAGAGAACGTTTAGAAACTGATGTTTCTTTGTATGCGGGCATTGGTGTAATTGATAACTCGAATAAGTCGCCAATCTGCGTGATACGACGTGTAGCGGTATCTTTATCCAAGTCAGACCAATCATCACCATCAATAGTGAAACCAAAGCTACAGCCCTTTAAATTGCCATTTCTAACATTCTCGGAAACATCATTTCCAAGTGTCGTTTTAGGAATTTGAGCATTAAAAAACAGCCCTCTGTCATCTACTGAAAGCGACAAAGTGCTGCTATCTGCTCTTGCTAAAATGTTATCCATATTGTGATTGTAAAGTAGCTGTACGTTGCTCATATCCACACCATCTAGTGCTGAACGATCAACGTATTCAATGAATCCACCTAAGTTTTCGCTTGGCTGGTCAAATACAATCGCATAGCCAGATAATGTATTAAAATCATCGTCTTCTGAACGTTTCTCAATCTTAAAATTACTGTTATTGATCGCTCGTTGTTCCACTGTTTTCGTCATCTGTATCCTCACCTCCTTTCGGTTTAATAGTGCTGCCTTGAAACGGAACATCACCAGAAACGATGTCCTCTTTAGTCAACAGATCAGAGTTACTACGAATTAAAATCTTTTGAGCAGTCTTATAACCAATAACTCTATCAGTAACAAGCCCTCTAACACGTTTTTCAACTTGTTGTCCATCAATATCAGAAATCGCATTAACATCGTAGTCAATCTCACCATTTAATTTCTGCTTAAATTCTGAAACAACTCCACGAACATAACGACCAATTGTTTGAGCGTACTGAATGGCTACCATTTCAATATTTGAATGTTCTGATTCACTACCTAAATAATCCTGCGGAACTCCGTAGACTTTAGCAATTTGATCTCCTGTCCAATCTGTGGAAGAAAGAAGCTTGGAAATATCACGATTAATTTCTAATGGTGTGTAATCTTCCAAATCGTCTAAAACAGCAATATGTCCATTCTCAGTTTGTTGTTCAAATGCTCTACGAACGCTATCTTTTGTTTCGCCTTCAAGCAATCCGCCTTTATTGATCTTCAAAAGACCAGTAATATTTAGCCCATTCTTCATCGCTCCTAACGCCAAGCCCTTATTAGCATCTTGAAGCTGCATCTCTTTAGATAGAGCACGTAGTGGCGAAATACCAATCAAACCACCGTCTAATGAAACGCCTTTTAAATGAATAATTTGACTAGCGGGAACTGACTTCATATCTGGTTCTTCTGTATCGGGAAAATTAATATCATAGGTTAATTGAGTTCCGTCTGCTGATTTATAAATATCAACTTGTGATGGTTTCAAATATTCTAAGTGATCACTTCTACCTGATTTATCGCCCCAGATTAATGCGTAGGCATTCCCAGATAACAACATTTGAGCATACATTGAGCGCCAAAAAGAAAAACTATTAGTTAATTGACTAGGATTAGTTAAAATTTTACTTGTGTATTGATTATTAGTCTTGAAATGTACACTAGCCATGTCTTCTGCCAATTTATTTACAACTGCGAATACATCGGAATTTTTTAAAGCATCCCTAGCAGATACAAAATCAGAATTAAAAACAATTTTGTTATCTTTAATTGAATAACCTAATCCTGTATATCCACTGCCCAATGCTGTATAAGGTTCCTTAGACGGTCTTAATGATCTAAATATCATTTATTCACCTCCTTTCTATAGTAGGCGGTTACTTAGTAGGCTTATTCAAAATCAATGAAACAATTATTAAAGTGGCACCCAAAACATAGTTACCAATCATCGTTCCAAAGTGGTATGTATTTATATCAACAATTAAAATTGCCAATAAAAAAAGCACTGTGTCTAAATTAATTAGAAGCCAGTGTTTAAAACTATTGAGTTTTGCTATTAGATTTTTAACCATTGGTCTCCTTCCTTAAAAACTAAATTTACCTGAATTCAAATATTTTTTAATATCATCATCAGAATATCGAGAGAGTGGATCGTCACGGTCTCGCATATCATTGAAGTAATACATTGCTTGATACATCGCATCAATTAAAGCATCAACCACATCAATCTTTAATGATTGCTTAGATTTTCCAATTTCCATACCAGCTCTGTTCTCACCAACTTCAGCATTCATTAATGCTTTCTTCATAATTTCATCGTCTTCATGAGAAATATTTCTGTGGAAGAAACTATCCTGGATATATTTAATTGATTCAGTCAAAACGTAAGATGTTTGCTTAATAGGCATGATGTTCCAATCAGTCTTATCGTTAAGTGCTTGAGTGAAGTTATTAGTACGTAGAGCGTCATAACCAAAGAATAAAACGTTCAGGTTGTTTTCTTCTACAAAAGTCATAAGCCATGTATAGACTTGATCTAAATTAATCAATCCACGCTCGTTGTTTGTAATCGTACAATAGCCTAATTCAGCAAACTTACGATATTCAATACCATCTGACTTTTCCTTTGCCGAAATAGAACCCATTAATTTCCATGGAATAAATGAGTGCTGCATGATGTGATAACGTTCCATTCCGTTCTCTTTATAAGGAAAAATAAATGTTAATGAAGTGTTATCGGATGTAAGACTGGCATCAAAACCGATGTATACGTCCTTATCTTTAATATCAAAATCAGTAGTAGAAGTAGTAGCTTCCCAGTCGTCTAAATCAATATATGAATTAGTTTTGTAGTCTAACCATAGATTTAAATTCTTATTAGCAAATCTAAACTCCTCACCCGACAGGCGCTTATCATCAAGTTCCTGTTTCAAACCTGACATCAAATTATCATGCTCGCTTGGTAGTAATAGTAAAGGATTACTTTTAGCCCAAGTTTCAGGATCATTCATTTCATCTTCACTGTCTTGCGCCCAAATTAAAACTAACTTGCGGTCGCCCTCTTCATGATCGTCACGTTCCATAATCTTAATAATAGAATCTTCTTCCTGCTTAAAAGGAACTGTAGAATCGGGATAAGCAGTAGAAATTTGAGTGAACTGCGAATTAGGAACTTTAACTTGTCCAGATGTGATTTTACTAGTAACAACAGAGTGATTAGTTTCTCCAGCTTCATCATAGACGGCAAACAAAAAATGGTAAGAATCAAACTTACCACTCTCTGCTGATAGCTGTAACAATCTATTATTAGTTTTACGCTGAATTACTTTATTGTATTGAACATCTAAATCGGTTTTATTCTTTACTTCATTAAATACGACATTCTTATCAATGATTTTATTCATCATCGTTGAAATATAGCCATAGATTTTTCTTGCTTGATCAGTAATGTTTGAAGTAACCATTAGGTCTTGATTATCTAATCCCATTGTTTCAATTAGATAAGAATAGCAAGCAATAATAGACATTAAATAAGTTTTCCCTTGTCCACGAGCAACAGAAATAATAACTGAACCATAACGTTTATTTCCTGTTTTAATTTCTCGCCAACCGAACATCAAGCAAAGTATAAAGTTTTGCCAGTCCATTAAAGGCACCGGCTCTCCTGTATCAACGTTTGGACAAATGTCCGCAAAGTTTAAAACTTGTTGACACTTTTCAACATCATAATAATAAGGATAGTTATAAGTTGAATCTTCGACACATTGAAGGTCCCTCAATTGTCTATACGCTGCAAGTTTCATATTATAGCCAGAGATAACTTCCAAATCTAGGACTTTAAAAGCGTATTTTGTTCCTTCATCTTTGTATTTTTCTTTAATGTCACTGAAGTTTCTTGAACGGTACTCTTTTAAAAGTTCAAGTGGCCGTTGACTACGTTTTATTTTTGATAAGTCCATCAACTAGCCTCCAAACTTCTTCAATTCTTTTTGAATATCAATATTGTTGGAATCATTTCCACTTACTCCTATACGTTGAGAGTGAGAGTTAAAATCAATTCCCAAAGTCATACCTAAAGATCGTAAAGTTTTAGAACAATTGTCAACAATACCAACGGCTGGGTTCTTTTTAAGATTTCCATTCTCATCCATGTAAACTTGACCATGTTCTGAAATACTATTGACTGCATCTAAGTACATGGCATACTGTGTGCAGAATAATTCGAGATTAGTTTGATCTAAAACGCTAACTAATCCGACTGATTCGAGTTGTGGTACTAATGTCTTCCATAATTTTTTAGCTTCTGGCATTAAATAGCTTGGCGCTCTACTAGGTAGCGTTTTAAGCTGCTTTCTAGCTTGTTTGACGGCAGTTTGACGTGCCTTTTGTTCTGGATGTCGTGGGTCTACAACAGCTAAATTAGGCTTTCTACCTGCGTTTCTTGGGTTCAACTTCTCACCTCCTACGTTAAAAGTTTAATTTTCGGACTTTTTTTAAAGCTCATGCCCACTATGCGAGCTGTCTCCCTAGAAGCAGTAGGCGGGGGTCTATTTTGAAAAGTTCGGCAATTCTGAAATATCTTTTAATAAAATATCTTTTTTAATTTTTTGATTATTATTTTTGTATCCTGTGTGATAAAACTTGTGTTCCCAATCTGTCTTACGACTGTGACATCCACGGCAGATTGTAGCTAAGTTAGAAGTGTCTCGGATAAGCTCCGGTGCTACTTGACCTGGTACGATATGGTCAACTGTATTAGCTGGTCTCACGATTCCAAAGCGATAACAGTATTGACAAACGTAGTTGTCACGCTCAAGTACAGACAATCGGATGTGCTTCCATTCTCTTGAGTGATAGAAGCTGTCACGCTTCTTGCGTTCACCATTAGCAACACGAGCAGTAGCATTGTACTCTTGCTGATGTCTCTTAATGTGTGAGCGTTGCTTCGCTATGCGCTCTTCATATGCTGATAGGTCTGCTGCGTGTTCATTACAGAATGGACTGTTACCACTCACTAAGTTATGACAGCCACTGTGCTTACAGCGTTTAACAAACATTAATAAAAGCCTTTAGCTTCGTTATCTTTCATATTGTTTCCTCCAAAATAAAAAGCCGATAGGAATTAACCTATCAGCTAGTGGCGTACTAAGTACGCGTTCAGTTTTAATATAGTGTGAGTGGGAATCGAGCCCACATTCTTCCAAGTAACATTCTTTTAGAGAACAACCACACTACCTAACAGCTTGGTGTGGACTTCAACCACTATGGCACTTGAATTAATTTCTTGATCTTTACAGGATTCAACAGAACCCATACCATAAGCACATATCCATATGCCAGCATTGACGTACAATGCACTTTAAGCTGTTTTAATACTCGTTAGTCCTTGCGCATTACAGGCTAACTATAGTCAGGTATGGAATCGAACCATGCACCATCATCTGTATTTAGTGTTACCCTTTGCACCACTGACTATCAGTATATGAATTAGCATCGCTACCGTATTCATATACTGTTGTTATTTACAAAAAGGAAGAACGAGGCTTCCTTTATATTTTATGGTCGTTTTCCGCCGGCCAATGTGAGACTTGGGAATCGAACCCAAAGTTAATTAAAGGTGTACGTAAAATAATATTAAGTCCTGGGAAGGAACGTCTATCTAAAATTGGTCTTTATTAACTAGCTACCATAGCCATCTCACAGAAGTAAGATGCTTTCCACACATCTTACATTGTCGATTAAACAAATTACTGGACATATTTTGTTTATTTAAATTTAGATGGTTAGTATCTCTGCCAATCATCTATGCTACTAATTTACCACTAAAACGTATGTTGTGCGTACGGAAATAATACGGTTTTATTATAGTTTTAATAAGGGTCGTATAGTCCCATTTCTTTAGCAATCTTACGAATAAGTTTCGCCTTCTTTTGAAAGGCTTGAGTATGCCCACAATATATTAAACCGTCCTCGATTAATCCATCCATTTGATACTTGGGATGCTCTTTGAAATATAGTTCTCTCGCAATAATATTAGTGTCAGTGTCACTTTCATCTAAACTCTTTTTGACGGCCATTTGTTCTCTTTCTAAAGCCTTTAACTGTTTATCCTCATCAATAGTAATAATCATTCTCTCTTGTGGACGTGATACTTTAGATGACTTACCACCACCCACATTTTCGTCTGGCTCTTGAGTAGGGTACATTAAAGACTGCTTTCTTTCATGAATATATCTATTCATATTAGGATAATCTTTTAAAATCTCTTCTATACGCTTCTTAGTTCCTGATCTAATAATGTTCACTCTCCCCTACTTAAAATGCATTGATATTTTAATAACTCCGAGTGTTATAACAAACAATAATAAAATAGTTGTTGTACTAAGATAGGTTATTTTTTTGGCAATTTTATCTGTAAATACAATAAAAATCACAGAAATCATTGAATAAATTGATAAAAATATTACTGTCGAAATCATTCCTTCACCTACTTAATAAAAGATTTAATTAGATAATAGTTTGGTGCTACTGCGTGCTGAATAGAGCCTGCTGCCTGTTCCAAATCATAAAAAAATGCAAAAACCAATATAATGCTTAGAATTGCCACACCAACATTCATAAACATTCCCGATAAACTAATTTCATATCCATCATAATAAAATCCTTCTTTATTATTAATAGAACGGACAAGCACCTTAATCAGCAAGTACAGTACAAAAATAACAACCATTGCTTCTAATACATCAAATATCCCATTAACAATATTTTGTCTAACGTACTCAGTTACAATTTCGTGATACCCTTTTGGAATTTGTTTCTCTAAAATCTTTGATAAACGTACAATTTCATTTGATAAATTACTCAATAGTTATCTCCTATGTCATGATATATATTTATAATGTATTTCTGATTAATGCTAATAGTTACTTATAAAGGCAGACGCCTATAATTGAAACTCCCAACCAGAATATTAATTCTCTCATTGAGCCGCCTTTATAATAGGTTATTAAAAATAAAATTGGTGTTAAAACAATAGCTACAAATGAAGAAATACTATTACAAATCGTTTTAATTCTATTCCATGCTTTTTTACTCATTCTTTTACCTCGGTTTCAAAGATCTTATAAAATTTAAATCCATTTTCTTTTAGAATATTGATTCTTTTCTTATCATTTAAATTATCGAATAAAGCCGCTCTTCTAAAATTGTTTGTAAATTTACCTTCAATAGCTATTTCCCCATTGAAACGAGATATAAGCTCAATCTTTTTTAAATAAAGATCATTTAGCTTTGCTACATACATAATTAATCTCCTAACTTACGCCCACACATAGGACAAAAATTAATTTTGAAATTATCCTCTGTAGCGATTTGTCCCTCGCAATGGTCATCAATTGTAATTCTGTCTTTATATAATCCAATATATAAATGGTCAAAATCATCATTGCCAACTTGAAATAATAATTTGTTTCCTTCGCAATATTCACACATCACTTAACCTCCGCATAACTCTTCTTGAAAATGTCGTCCTTGATAGCCCAATGCTCGCCGTCTACTCCTGTGGCAATCCAATAGTTAAGCCTTAGTTCAATCCATCCTTCTAGCGTTTCTATTTGATAAGGAACAGTCTCATTAAATAATTCATTCTCAGGGTCTAGCTTGTAAACTGTATTAGTTCTGATATGATATTTTTTTACCATTTCATCTGAACCATCATACTGCTCTGCTTCGACTCTTTCTTTTTTTCTATATGTTTTAATCATTAGTCTTCCTCCCAAACGACAGGCGTAATAGTCCTAACCAACGCATTCATAGGACAAAATATTTCAGCATATTCCAGCACCGCGTCTATATCGCCTTCACTTAGGCCTCTTTCATCACAAAGCTTTTCTCTAGCCTCATCATAAACACCTACTGTCATTTCATTTCGGATATTACAGCGACTATTTAGTATTGATTCCATCGGGATTGGTGCTAATTTTTTTGCTTTCATTTTTCTGCCTCTTTGGTCGATTCGAATACGTCTAACGAAACATCTTTAAATTTTGAAGTTTCGATCTGTTTAAATGAATTTGAATCACTAATCTTAATTGAAGCTTCTCTTTCTTCATCATCATCTAAACTTAACTTAAATTGAATGTAAGCATTTTTAAACTTAAAAAGGTAGCTTCCTAACCACTCTTCATGTGATTCATGAAAATCTTGTTGAACATTGTCTTTTACATAAGTATTAATGATATCTAGTGCTTCTGAAATTTCTATTGTTTTACTCATTTCTCCACCTCATAATTACTTACTTCTTATTGATTATCGTCATTGCTACTAACATGAATCCATATTGGACGGCTTGCATTAAGTCTCTTGCATAAAGCATTGCAAATGTAAGAGATACAAATATTATTATGTCTTTAATCGCATTTAATAATACTTCTTCTTTTTCAGTCATTTCTCTACCTCGTAGCCGTATCTAATTGCATCGATACATTTTGAAATTCTATCTAAATCCTCTATTGAATTACTTTCTACAAACCAGTCTTTTAGACTTAATTCGGATTCGTCATAGATACTAGCATCTACAGTTAATAAAGTATTAAAAGCTATGGCAAGAGTTTTTCTAGTGTTTGGTCCACCATATGATTCAATTACATCTTTATACCATTCATCAAAAACTTTAGGCATGATAGGCTTGACATTAAGCTCCTTAATTGAATCGGTTGAAATATCTCTAATTGCCATCAAATCGTCATTTAATGTCTCAATACTTATTGGTACATCAGCACCACCGGTTAGCTCTCTGATATCCATCAGTTGATCCATAATTTTTGCTTTATTCATCGTCTTTTACCTCTTCCATAAACACCACAAGTCTTGGATCAATAGCAACAACTTCGTCACGTGTGAACTTAGTTTTCCAATGACCAAATCCAAATTTAGTACCTAACTCTGCTCCCCCTTCCGAGTTGATATTTAGATAAGAGTATTCATCGCCTTTAATAAAATGCACATAGTATTTTTTGGGCTCCGGAAACTTAGCTTTATCGGTATAGAAATCTACAATGTCTTGGATGATAGAAAATTGATCCTGAGTTTTTGCTGCATCATATTTATCCCAAACATACTGGTAATGCGTAACTTTATATCTATATTCAGTAATGGCATGTAGAAAGTCGCCAAGATTTTCTGTGTCTTTTGCTTCCTCTAGTTCCTTACGTTCTTCTTTAGTCCAGCCTTTTAAAATTCTTACGTCATCCATTTTTATGATCTCCTGTAATTGTCTTATTTTTTTATAAAATCTGTTGTATCAACCTTAATATTCACTTCTATGTCTTTAAGACTTGCCATTACTTAACGCCTCATTCCTATGTTTATTCCTTTTGGCATTCAATCGCTGCCACTCATCGTCTTCTCTATATAGCCTTTTACCAATTCTGTTATTTTGACGTTGAAGATTGTTGATATAGTTAAGCTCTTTATGCATGGCCTTTGCTATTTCAGTCAATTTATATCTATTTTCTCGCATTTGATAAACCGCTAAATTATCATCTGTCATAATTAACCTCTAATTAAAATCGCTAAGACTTAATCGCCCTAGTCTGATCATTTCTAATTTTGCCAAGTGTTCTTGATTAGCCTTGTCAATAAGCTCAACGTTCTCATCGCTAATGTGTAAAGCATCAGTAATTTCATATACGGCACAATTTGTATTCTTTAGCAAGATCGTCCTCCTGCAAAATTGATTTGATTATTTTGTTCTTCGCCTCATCGCTAAGCTCCCTGTTAGCATTTTGAAACTCCTTCGGCATTTTATAAAAACGTTTTTGAAGATACATAATTGTCCTAACAATATCGTGACATTCATCGCTAAATACTGATCTTACATATGACTTGTAGATCTTTTCATAATTCATTATTTCGCTACCCCTACCCGTTTCTCCACTTCGTATCACTTAATTTACCTAGCTCAATATCATGCGCTAACTTTCCACTGCTAATTTCAAATATTTCACATATTTTTTTCTTTGGTATTTGCTCATCAAGCGCTTTTTGAATTTTTCGAATTTCTGTGTATGGCAAGTTTCTCTTTTTTTCTTCAGAATGTTTTAAATACCAGTCATGCAATTCTTTCAATCTGGGATCATTTTCGGACCAAAGTTTAGAGTCCATTCCATATTCGGCTTCGATGTCTAGCACTGTACTCACTACTGAATTAGTCATTTTCTATTTCCTCCACGGGTGTGAAATTATCGATAGTTAAATTGGTAGAATTATTTAAAAATTCAATTACTTTGCTTTTAGTAAATTTCATAATTCTATATGACTGTGACGTTAAAAGACCTACAGAATTCTTATCTAGTTTTGAGCCTTCATATGCTCCTCTCGTTGATAAATAAAGACTATTATCAAAGCTGCTAGTTAATTCCTTAAACTTCCAATAATACTTAGGTTCAGTAAGCTCGTAATTATCGTTATAGATATCTACAATAATCGGTACAAGTTTGTCACGGTCAGACCAATCAAAGTCATCATTATAAATTGGAAATATCATTTTATATTCCTTGGTATGTGGGTAATATGGAGTATCTTGATCCCAAATGTCTGTTGCTTCAAAAATGTCTTTGCAAAGTCTCATGATTTCAAAACCATCTTTGCGTTCATTAATGTACTTTACTAATTCTCTGTATTTACTATCTAGCTGTCTTTTCATTGCTATTTCTCCTCTATATATCATGCTGTATATTTGTGATACTTCGTAAAATTTTGGTACTATTCGGTTAATTAACATCTCTGAATAAATCCAGCCAATTGACCTAAATCTTAATTGCTATGTTCACCAGCTACTAAAATAGCTGTAGCTGCTCCAAAATCTACTTTATAGTATCTCTCTGGTTTGTTAGCCAATTTATCTAACACATATCTGATTTCCTCGACTAACTCGTCATACCTTTTCTTTTTATTTAAATCCATAACCTACCAGCTCCTCATCAATAATTTTTAATGCGTCTTCTGGCGAACGTGCTATACCGTGAATGATTCCATGATTGGTTAGCATGTAATGAAACTGCTTCTGATCATCACGAGCACGTCCAGTTCTATTTTTAACTTCGATATAGAATACTTTACCGTTAGAATGTTTGAACCCGTACAGGTCTGGATGTCCTTTGGGTAATCCTGTATCAAACCATCTTCCGTCTGACATCCTTACCATTCCCACATTCGTTCGGAAAATGGTGCAATGATGTTTACTTACATCAATCATGATTTGTGACTGAATTTCGTGTTCTTCACTTTTATTTATAAAATCACCTCAATTATGAAGGGTTATATGAAGGGTTGGTAAACGTCCGCGAGCCTTACAGCTGTAAGTCGTCAGCCTATATTTTTTCAAATATGAAGGGTTGGTTAAAATCTTTTCTGACATATATACGTATACCCTTATATATTTACTTTTTATTTTATTATTACTTTAAAAAAAGTAACCCTTCATATATATAAGAAAAGGTGTGAAACACTGTCTGCCACTAGGGTTACAGTGTGTAACAAACCCTTCATTTTTATCCTCAAACCCTTCATATTATTTAATCCATTGCAATCTCGTATCGGCTTTCAAGCAAAGCCCAGAATAGATGTTTCCGTTCATCGTATGTTTGCGATCATATTTCTGCATCATTTCTCTTCCAAACTTGGTATTGCTCATCTTGTATTGGGAATTATCATCAGCCCATTGCTTATAAACCTTATATAATTCACTTGATTTGACCTGGTATTTTGAATTGACGTCACACATCTCATCAACGAATGCACTAAGTACATCCATTTCTTGACGATAACCCTCACTCGCACTCTCAATAATCTTAGGAGTGTGGAGACCGTGTTGTTGCCACTTCAATGCTCCGTCAACAGCCCAGTTAAGTATTCCAATTGATTCACGAGCTAATTTGTACTTCAAGTCTTTATCGACTTTATCGTCCGGAATCTGAACTAAGAACGGAATCAATCTGATACGTCTCCATATACCATCGTCAGTACCACGGATAATAGGCTTGTGGTTAGTTGCCAGCCAGAGTTTAAATTCAGGTTCAAACTCGAATTCCTTACCGTACAATTGACGTGCTACAACTTTATCTCCACCAGTCAATTGCTTCACTAATCCTTCATCCATTCTTAAACCTTCATTGGGTTCAGAACTGGTTACCAGTCTAGCTCCCGCCAGTCTGGCAATGTCAGAGTTAGGACCGCCAGAATTTTGCTTAACCATGATTGAACTTGCTTGAATAGTTTTTGCATATGTTCCTAAAATATTGCTGATCGTTTCTAGGAATACTGACTTACCGTTTCGACCATTTCCATAAAGAATAAACATAATTTGTTCTTTGATTGAACCAGTCATTGAGTAACCAACAGCCGTTTGAACGTAATCAATTAATTCTTGGTCGTGGTCGAATATTTGATCTAAAAATTTTATCCACTCATCACAGCTTGCTTTATCGGAATACTCTACATTTGCTTCTTTGCTAAACAATTTATTTATATCATGGTCATGTAGCTCTCCACTTGCTAAATCGATATAACCGTTACTTGCGTTTAATAGTGTTTTATCAATATCAAACTCATTCGGTGCTACCGATACTCTATGCTTTAATTCATCCATAACAGCTTTTTTAGCCGAATTACTTCGCGAATGTTTAACGAATTTATCAAATGCTTTTTTGATAGCAGCTTCTTCTTTTTCCTCTGCATTAGCTGGAATTTCTACTTTCTCTTTTCCAATGCTTTCTGTCATAGCATCAATTAATTGATGTATTTTGCCTGACTGATCAACTTCCCAGTAGCTTCCATTAAATATGTACCAACATTTATTAATGTAGGAATATTTAATTACATCACCGAACTGATCAATAACCCTATCGGTTTCACCGGTATCATCCCACGAACGTCTTGGCAATTTCTTGTCAGGCTCTTTCATAAATTCAAGGTTGTAATGTTTAACCGTTCTGTGTTCAGGATTAGTAAAAACGTTGTTCGTATCATTGATAGCTTTGTTTAAAGTTGCCACTCCATACGTCGTTTTCCCGTGCTTCTCATCCCATTTATCACGATATAAAACAGACTGTCTAAAAATGGCATCCATTTTACCAAAATCCCTACCCGTCCAAAAGGCTAGATAGTTAGCAAGTGCTAAGTCCGCTTCTGACTGCGAACCATAAAGTTTTTCCCAACCGCCATACATGAGAGCCTTAAAGTTATCTCCACTCTTACTATTTATAGCTTGCTTGATAATTTCAAATTCTGATAAATTATTTGGCTCTAAGTCTGTGGAAGTCCTTATAGGGACAACCTTTTTATCCGCTAAATACTTGTCGTATAAGACGTTTATATCAGCTTTACTTATAGTTTTATTACTGCCTAAACTTTTGCCTGTGAGAGCGAAGAAACGACCCTCATCGTACATTTCGATATTGTTCTTACGTCTACGTGCACCAGGAATCTCGCCCTTAAAAATAATATGAATTCCTGTACCAGACTGACTGACTTCTGTGTATGAACGAGTAACATTCATAAATTCTGAAACGATATTATCTTCGTAATCACCTTGTCGGTATCGCATGATGTCACTTTCAACATGGTCAATATCAATACCTGCATATCCGTTGGCAAAGAAGAATGATAGTCCATCGAAATCTTTACTATTTAATCTCAATGCGTCTCTAGCTTCATCAAATGTTGTCCACGTACCAGGGTCATTACTTTTAGCATTGTTACCATCGATAGCACTAAATGGAATCTTAGTATTCTTCTTTCGTTCGGGTACCCATTTCAGTTTGAATAGGCCCCATTGCTTTAAGTCACGTAACTCTTTTGGAATCTGATCATAAGTTGTGACTAATTTTTCTGTCATATGCTGACCTCCTAGAATGGAAGGTCGCTGTCTGACACTTCCGGTGCTTTCATATTAGTTTGATTAGGGTCTTTAAATTTATGTTGTACATCTGAAAATTTAGTTTCACTAATATTCCAAGGCGCTACTCTATTAACTTCAGTTGTTTTGCCATCATATTCGTTTTCTTCTTTTTTCACATATACATTGACTGGTTTGCCTGAAATCATATCCATAAATGCTTGAATAGTTGGAATGTCTGTACCTTCTGGAATCTTGCAAGCGTCTAAAATATATTGAAATCCTTGCATATCATATTGATTGGTGGCTTTTCGCTTCCAGTTATCCATGAATACAATTCGATTGTGATACTTCTTTTGATTGTCACTAACTCCGTCTAAATCATTTCTAACGACTAATTTTAATCGAAGTGATTCAGCACCGTTTTTAGTTGCTTGTTCTTGAGCTGATTGGATAATCATTTCATAGTTATCACTTGGAAGTGGTTCGAAATTGTTTTCCTCGTTTTTTGAATAATCTGTTTTAATAAATGACATTTAATTTGTCCCCTTTAATTTTGATGTACGAATCCTCGTACTTTTGCTTGATAGAATGACCAACCGGGTTTATATCCACGAGCTTTGCCAATCTTCTGTAAATCTCTAAAACTAGTTGCGTCTTCTGTTTTCATCTGACTATATCTAACTTTTTCATAATCAGTTTTAAAGTGAAAATTCTTACCAATCTTTTCAACTTTTACTGTTTTATCTACTTTTAATTCTTTATTTTCTACACCAATTTCTTGTCCACATATAGGACAAATGCTGTATGCAGCTGAGATTACAGCGAAGCAGTGTGGACATGTTCTAATAGCAATTGAATTATTGCCACCGCTTTTCTTTTTGTCCCTACCCTCTAAACTCCAAGTTCTGGGAGTATCAGGCAAACCAAATCTCGTGTAATTAGCAACGTGATCAATAATTGTTGCTTTCTTATTTGGCTTATATCTCATACAGCGCATTGATTGTTGAATGTCTAACACCAATGATTCTGTAGGGCGTAGCATAATTACCACCGAACAATCAGGTACGTTATAGCCTTCACTCACTAAATCCACATTGCAAAGAACTTTAATCTTACCAGTCTTGAAGTTCGACATGATTTTTTCACGCTCTTTAGCAGGTGTCTTACTATCAGCATGTTCAGCACTAATACCAGCTTCGTTAAATTCTTGAGCTATCTTTTTACTGAACTCAATACTATGTGCATATACGATAGCTTTTTGACCATTAACTTTTTCTTTGTAAGTTTTAATGACATCTCCATAAATGACTTTACCCACGGCGTCATCAATTGACTTGTTCGTATAGTCACCAGTTGATGAACGTTTCAGTGCCGTGTCATCAATCAGCTTCACAGAATAGTAATCGTAAGGTGCTAAATAGTGATTATCAATCAACCACTTAACATCTGGACCTTCTACCATTGATTCGTATACATCGCCTAACCCTTTACCTGACAAGCGCCACGGGCTTGCTGTAAAACCTAGTCTTGGAACATCTGAATAATACTCATAGATTTTCTTATAAGTTTTAGCGAGTGAGTGGTGTGATTCATCACAGATGATTAGAGTCGGCTTTGGAATTTTATCTAATCTATGTGCTACTTTTCCGACAGTCATAATTGTGCAATGTTTTAGATCAACTCCGCCTTTTTTAAATGAATTAGTAATTTGTTCAATCAGTTCTTTTCTATGAACAAAAAACAAAACCTGTCCACCTTTATTTACTGTTAACCTCGCAAACTCACTAATTACCACGCTTTTGCCTGATCCAGCTGGACTAACTATTAGAACTGATTTCGAGCCATTCATTAAACATTTTCTTGTTTCCTCAATTAATTTTTGTTGATAGCCATACAGTTTAAACATAATGTCCATCAACTTTTTTTCTAACTGGAGTTGTAAAGGCTCTTTCAATAGTCCATTTATATCTAACTAAGCGACTATTTAATGTACGTTTTTCAATCCCTATTTTTTCGGCCCATTCTGCTTCAGTATGTGTTTCACCTTTAAAAGTTATCCATCGATTATTTGATCTGTTATTTTCTTGTGACTTGATATCCAACCATCTGCAATTTGATGGTTCGTAGTTTTTCTGAACATCAATTCTATCAATAGTTAAATTATCCTTGTAGCCATGACTCATCGCCCATTTATAAAATGACATGAAACTTGTATTCCACTCATTACATAATTGAATTCCTTTACCACCATAATTTTTATAGCAATTGACGTTTGGGTTATAGCATCTCGCTCTCATTCCACGCCATATATTATGAATTCTTGTCCCCGTCATTCCGTGATGTTCCGGTTTCTTGGCTTGTATTAGCATCAGATTCACCACCTTCGTTGAATAAGTCGGCTTGCAAACACCCCTTACGACTATCTAATTGATTCTTTGCAAACACTGAATCGGTTGGCATTAATTGAAATCCACGTTCACCAGACTTGGGAGAAATTGTTAATCTACCGACTTGTAAAGCAAGTCCCATTACATTAGTTAAAATCGGCTTTCTAATCTGTGGATATGCTCGTGTAAAGCTTTGACCATTCTCCGCTGTATATTCATCAGTCGTCTCCCAAGCGGTAATTAGGGCATTTTTGTTCATACTTTTCAAATATCTAATAGTATCTAATTCAAAAAACTGTAATTGTTGATAATTTTGAATACCAGGAACGCCATTATTGTTTCCTTTTTTTCCATATTCAGTTAATACTGCATTTTCAAGTTCTGAAATATTGTCTAACACAATATTGTCGTATTTATCGATGTAATTGTCTTTAATGTCCTTGAGCAACTTAGGTAAACTCTCTCTGGGATTTTCCTTATCAGGCAATGTAGTGATGTCAATATTACTGCAACCTTTTAAAACGCTTGATGTGCCATCAATATCAATTAATAAAGTAAGACCAGGCATATACTTAATCGTGGTAGTTTTTCCAAGACCTGGATTACCATAGATAATTCTTAATGCACTTGGTTTGGTCAATTCTGCTGCATTTTTTATTTCCATTTATCTAATCCGTAGAGATGAACTAGTGCTTAACTCTGCACCAGGTACATCTTTTCCTTCCTTTAATAGTTTTTTTATTCTAGTTTTATCTGGTGCCATCACAGTTTTAGTTAAGTAAGCTGGAATTTTACTTTCATCAGGAATTCTCACAGATGGGGCGTTATTTTGAATATAAATAGTAAATTCATTTGTTTTGATCTTAGTTTTTCCTGTAGTTTCCATAGCCTCTTGCAGGTTTTGCTTTAAAATCTTACGATTATTACTAATGGATTTAGCACGTGCAGATAACCTACTAGCTTCATCTTTAAGAGCTCTTTCATCCTTATCTAACTCTTTATCAACCTTTGCGTAACCAACGGCCTTATCCTCAATAGCGTCTGTAATAGAATCCATTGTGTCATTGAATAACGTTGGGTCTGTATCTTCTGATAATTCAAGCAGTTTATAATAACTACCCGTCAATTCATACAATGTAGCCATTTATTTGACCTCCATGTCAGGAAACATACTTGTAATCCACATCCTTGCTATATCTTTATAAGAGTAGCCAGTTTCCATGTTTGCTTTTTTTACTGCTTGATTCATATATCCATTTATAATTTTTAAATCTTCATCAAATCTCAAATCCTGTATATGTTTTAGTCTGTCATATACATCGTTTTGCCTAATTCCAATCTGATTTTTCATATCATTAAGTAGTCTATTTAATTCAATTGATGACCTGGTGCTACTTATATTTTTTTCTGAGAAGTTCATTTTTACTCCCTCTGTGGTATAATTTATTTGTTAGTAAACATAGTTATTAGCTGATTTGTCGTTTGCCATTGTTGTGGTGAGCGACTTTTTTTTCTCGTTCAATTCGCCAGCTAATCTAAGAAATTCATGTACGTGCCAGTGAGTCGGTTCACGATTAACTAGAACCCTCATCTGTCCGAATTGAATAGCTACATCTATAAGCTTCTCTAATTCAGTCATTTACTCGTCTCCTTTCTATGAATAGTAATGCTCAAAAGCACGTTTAACATCTTCTCTAGCTTGATCACGAATGTTTTTGGCACCGTCGCGTTTATCAGATATCCTTTGAATTTGACTATTAAAGGCATCTCTATCATCAGGATTAGTAACGCCGTCCAGTCTTTCGTAAATCTCACCGATTGTTCCGTTGGCGTATCCAATATTCTCACTGGACTTGCCAAATGTTTCTAATGCTTGATCTATTGCGTCTACATCTTTGTTGATAGCATCAGTCCCTTTGTCATCAACGTATTTGTCATATGGTTCACAGTCACCGACTGGGCTGTATTCGTCATCGTTTCTGATTCTTATATCTGTCATGCGGTCTCCTTTGATATAATCTTTCTTGAGAAAGGAAGTGATAATAATGGAAATAGTTATGTCTAATAGTAAAATTTTGTCTCTTGATAACGAGACCCCAATCTCTGTTTATAAATCAGATAATGAATTCGATCATAATTATCTTAGACAAGGTTATCTTGCCAGAATCTTTGAGGGATTTATCAATTCTACTGAAGTCTTTACATCGCCCAATCAGATTGGTATAGCTGGTTTCTTAGCTGATGGTGATTACTTTACAATTAATAATAATTACCATTTCTACAAAACCTCATCTATTGTTTCGATTAATTAGTCTTTTGATCTAAGGCCCGTCCCCTTATTTCATCAGATACCATTTTTATTAGCTCCGTTGAATATTGATTGACTGAATAAAATTGTTCATGTCTCAAATTCAACAGGGCTTTTTTATATGTCACATTTTTTTCTAGTAATTCATCAGCACATTTATTTACTAAATCTTTTAGCTCGTTTACATAATTGCCAATGTTCGCTTCACTCATTCATTTCATCTCCCTACATATCAAAATCGAAAAACTCTTTTATAAATCCATGCCAGCCATGATATTTAGTTAACAGGTATGTAATTGCCCAGACTAGGGCTGGTATCACTAAAATAATTGGTATTTTTATACTCATTTCCATATCTCCTATGAATTAATTTCTGTGAAATGTTCTTTCATGAACTTTCGAAATCTACCAGGTTCAAAACTCCAATATCTTCCGTTGTACTTTTGGTCCTTTATAGGTTCATTAGTTGAGTAATGTACGCACCCGCCATATTCGGTTGACAGTTCTTTTTTATACTTTTGAACGTATAGCACCTTGTCTTTGAACCAAGCGAGATCATGGTGATAGTGCTCTTTTAAATCTGCTGGAGTCCACCACGTATCATCGTCTTTTAAGGCTTGGTATTCGCTATATTCGGCTTTAGTGATAATTACTTTGTCATCTGGTACTTCCATTACTACCGTTGCCGTAATCGTTTGTGGCATTCGTTAGACCTCCATAAGTTGTTCAATCATAGGATAAATATTGTGCTGCTTAAGAACTTCATATAGTCCTAAACGACCTTTTTGAGTCCACTTAGTGTTTAAAACAGCCTTTTCAGTTCCATCTTTTCGTTTAACCATCGTTGTATCTGAATGAGTCCAACCATTATGTTGATATTTAGAATAAAGCAACCATGTTTTACCTTACTTATACTGAATTCCAAGTTCATGAAGTTTGGTATTCATTTCTCTGCCACTCATCCCATAATCTTTAGCAATGATAGTTATAGTTACTAACGATGGATTAGCGAGAACCTTGTCATAGTAAGTAACTTTCGGTCTATCTTCTGCCACCTGTTGTTCAGCAATCAATCTCCCTTCACGTTCCGTTTTAAGCTGTGTGGCTAATTTAATTAGGTAATCTGGATCAGTTAGTGTTTGTTCAATTGCTGAATCAGTTAAGTAAGCACCATGCTTTCGTATTGTTGGTAGAACTTCTGATGTAACCCAATCTTGAAACTTCTCAGCTGTTGGGTTGTTGGCTTTAATTGCCAACTTATAAAATTGTGGCTCAGTGATAAAATCGCCTTTTGAAACCTTTCTGCCACTTTTGGCAGAATTTAAATATTCATTAACTCGATTCCATCTAACATTTGTATAACCTTTTGAATTTGATGTAATTCCCAATCCAATAGCTGCTTTTTCAGCGTCGAATTCAATGTCACCATTTTCGTTAGTTCTAACTGGTAATTTAATATCACCATTTGTAAATTCCTGTAAGTTGTTCATCATTTACTTACCTTCTTTTTTATAGATTTAAAACTCGTGCAACTTGTTCACGTAATTCACGTGACTTAGGTGTCATGTCACCTTTAATAGCTCTATTCAACTGTTGTGGATTAGCATGAATCAATTCAGCTAACTCTTTTTGAGTCATATCTCTATTAAGCAATGCGACCTTAATTGATCGTTCAATATCATGTGCTACCTTTGCGAATTGTTGTTCTGGCATGTAATCAGCTCCTTTCTATTGTTATAATTTGATTAATTCATATATATTCGAGGTGAAATTTAATGGAAAAATATGAAAACTTAACCAATGATGCTAAATATCTTCTATCTAATATGTATAAGCTCTATCTAGAAAGGGTTAACAACGGTAGTACTAAAAAAGCTGCTAATAACTTTGGAAACTCTTATACAATTAAAGAAGATGTATTGTCTGGAGAAAATATAAATGATGTTGATATTTATGCAAAAGAGTTATCTACTAAAGGGTTTCTTATAACTAGCACTGCCAGTGACATAGTTTGGACATCCTCCCTTAGCTCTGATGCATTAGCTTTTATGGAACATAAATTTGGTAATAATGTAAAAGCTGTAGCAAAAGGAATATTTGAACTTGCAAAGCTTATCCTGTAATCTGCCAATCATTTGCTAAAATATCTTCAGCTGTTGGGTTCCATCTTCGACCAATCCGATCGTCTTCATCAAATGGAACCAAAATGAAACATGATGAAGTATTAGTTGGAATTATCGTTGCTGCATAGGGCATCCACTTTTGACGTGTGATGCCTTTTTGCTTTGCCCGAGCTTTAATGATCGCTTTCCGTATATTCATTTTTCTCACTCCTTTCTATTTCATATTTCACTGATAAGAGAAGAAAGTTTACTGAAATGGTTCTTATAAGAATTCTTTTACCAGCTTTTGTTTCAATAATTGCCTCAATTTTCTCAACCTACTTTTTACTTTAATTAAGAAAATGGACTGTAATTATTGAAACAACTATTGAAATGATAATTGAAACAATTGTCCAACCCCATTCGTTATCATCCATATTTCCTACCTCCTTTACTGTTATTTTTTCATCAAGTTGTTGCATTTATTTAAACTATAGTTTAATATAAAGGCATACCAAATAAGCAATTTAAACCCTATTACTACCGCAATTCTCGCCAAAGCATTGTATAGGTGGTCGTGTGTTTTTGTTGCTCAATTACTTGATGAATTAATAATATAACTAAAGTTTAAACTTTGCAAGAAGTTTTAATACTATAGTTTAAATTAATATCGTCATTTTGGGAGAAAAGACTAATATGACAATGTTTGATAAGATAAAAGAAATTTCAAAAAAACGTGGCATGAGTTTAAATCAACTTAATGAAAAAGCTGGATTTAAGCAAAACGTAATTTACTCATGGAAAAACAAACAGCCATCTATTGAAAGAGTAAACAGGGTTGCCGAAGTTCTTCACGTTTCTGTAGACTATTTACTAGGAAAAACAGACGACCCAGATATTAAATCAGAAACATCCTCAAAGAAAAAAGTAGAAATCAATGATGATGATGTAATTATGACATTTGAAGGTCGTCCTATTCCTCCTGAAGATATTGAATTAATGAAGCGCTTGCTGCGAGGTGGAAGAAATGATAAATAGTGTAACTAGGAAACTAATGGCAATTGCATACGATAAGGGCTTCTCTGTAATCTTAGATGATAGATTTGCATCTCATACACCCTCAGCAGTTAATCCTTTTACTAATACAATTGTTATTAATGAAAATTGGTATAAACCTGAACAGCTTTCATTTCAACTAGCACATGAGTTGGGCCATCTTATCAATAAAGACAGGACTAATGTGTGCCTCTACTTTTCTCCTTCTAAGTCAGGTATCGAAGGAAATGCAAATAGAACGGCCATAAGATTATTGTTACCTATTTACTTAGATGGAAAAGATAAGGAACAAGTAAATATAACTAAATTCATTGACGATCTTGATATGCCTCATTATTTAGAGGATATGGTTGAAAAAGAGATTCTGAATTACTATGATTAGAACAAATATATATTTATGGGGGAAATGTTAATGGACTATTTTTGGATAATTTTTAATGTATTACTGATTGTTGCACTAATTTATTGGATGTTTAGAAGTTATAAAAGTAAAAAATACAACAAGATATTATTTGTAATTTCAGTAATTGTATCGGTAATACTTATAATACCTTTGTTAAATGGCATAGTTTCTAATGCTGACAGTATTATTCATCCCACACCATTTTTAAAATTAAGATCTAAGAATGTACATATTAATGGTACACATACCAAAGGTGTTTTGTATGGTGAAACACTATCAAACAGTAAAGTAATTTTAAAAGATGCTGATGGCATAGATGACAATATTATTGTTAAGTCTAATGGGAACGGTACTTTTAAAGCAACTGGGTTAGATGATCGTACTGATTATAAAGTTACGGCCCAAAAAAATGGTAAAAAATCAGATACACTTAAAATATCTGTCGGAGACATCCCAGAATCAGCATATACAAAATTGCATGTAAATCATTCTAATTCCAATAATGCTTTAATTATCAATAATACCGATGGAAATACTATTATTGCTAGTGGTACTAGTTCACCTTACGCTACTATTAAGTTTGAGGATCCCGACAGAGATTACAAATTAATAAAAAAAATAACCGCCAATAAAAATGGAAAATGGTCTGTTAAGTTAAACGGTCCTGGAACAGGAGAAAATGACAAAAAAGAGATTGAATATTATATAGAAGCCAAAATTGATAATCGACTTACTAATAATGGTGGCGCTATTTTTATTGAAAATACTAACCACAAAAAATCAAACAACAATCAAAATCCTGAATCTGACAACAATTTAAAGGCAATTATATCTGCACCCATTGATAAATCAGGATATTTAACACTTGAAGAGAATCTGTTAGAGAGTGCTAACGTTGATGACGTAAATTCTGTAAATTCTTCTACCCAAGCCGAATTAAGAGATTTTCATAACAAGGCTAATAATATTTTAGATAAAGAAAAGGACGCAGAGAGCTTATTAAGCAAAAACAAATCTCAATTAAATAGTGCAGATCAGAAAAAATTAAAAGTATATTCTGAATCTCTTAGTAATTATCTGTCTGACCTACATGATTATGCTATAACTTATCAGAATGATAACCCAGTAATAAACAATTCTGAAACTTCTGAGGATACCTTAAAATCTACTAAAGTAGAGCTTAATGAAGCCAAAAAAACTTTTGATAAATCAAAAAATAATTGGTCAACTCAGTATGATTCTATTATTAACAATTAATCACAAAAATAAACTAAGTCTCAAGTAGGCTTATTTATTTTTGCCAAAATTTAAGGAGGCCTTTAAAATGGCAACAATAGAAAAACATGGTAAATCATATCGATATAAAATTGGTTATCAAGACAAACAAGGCAATAATAAAAGATATGTCAAAGGTGGGTTCTCTACCAAGACAGAAGCACGTCATGCCGCCGAAGAAATGGAAATACAAATGCGTCACGGCTCAAGTCTCGATAAACAAGATGTTACTATCAATGATTATTATAAAAAATGGGTCGAAGTATATAAAAAGCCAAATGTCGGTTATTCATCAATGAACAGATTTAATAATATTGCAACCGTAATTGACAACTACTTCCCTAACACAAAAATAACCGATATATCTAAAATGGACTATCAGTCTTTCATGAACGATTATCAAAAAACACGCTCAACTGTTACATGTAAGAAAACTAATTCAATAATTAGGTCATGTGTTCAAGATGCAATTGATGATCAAATCATTTATTCTGATTTCACTCGTAAAGTAACAATCAATGGTGCACCTAGTAAAAAACGTGCAGTTAAATTTTTATCTATTGAAAACTTCAAAAAGTTAATTGATTACGCCGACAAAAATAAATCTTATTCAGCAATCACTTATTACATGATACTAACAGGCGCATATACTGGCCTCCGTTTCGAAGAAATAGGTGGATTGACTTGGGACAATGTAGATTTTGAAAAGAAAGAAATCCACGTCAAAAATATTTATGACTATCAAAACGAAAAGAAAATTGTCCCTAGGACTAAAACTCCTAGTTCTGTTAGAACCGTTCCTATATTGCCAGAATTATCTACAATTCTAAAACAATTGAAGTTAGAACAATCTAAGTGGCAAGTTGCTAACAAATATCGTGATCCCGAAAATGCCGTTTTTAAATCATCTGAATGCAAAATTCCAAGTGACACAGGATGTATTAAAACGCTTATGTTAATTCAAGATGAAATAAACATCCCTCGCAAACAACAGATAGCCACACACGGTCTACGTCACACTCTAGCATCTTATCTATTAGCCCAAGGTGTTCAGATTAAATATGTATCGGAATTGCTAGGACACAAAAATACAGCCATTACCATGCGCGCATATGAACATTTGCTTAAAGAACAAAATATTGAACAACAAGGTAAAACCTTAAATGCTTTAAATGAATTATCTAAATAA